TCTTGGCAAGATAGTTATCCGCCAAAGTCTTGGGGACAACGGCTCGCACCGTATCCGTGCCAGCCACTACTTCAGCATCAGTGGCTAGCTCAATCAGACCAGAGACCGTTGCACTGGCACTGGCGATCGTGGTGTTCTTCCAAATAGACCCGTCATAGATCAACGCCTGCCCAGCACCGGGACTGCCGGCACTGACATCAATCAACCCGTCCAGCGTGCTGGAGCCACCACCGCCGCCGCTGCCGGCGACATCAATTCTCGACCAGCCCTGTGCTACCCCGAGGCAAACGATCCAATCTGACGCGTCGTAACTAATGCCTGGCGTCACAGCAGTGCCGTTACCGGCGGTGTCCGCCACAAAATACGAACCCGTCAGTTGCTCCGTTGCAACCGGCAGAACATCACCGACCTTGTAGCCAGCATCCCGACCGAACTGGGTCAAGATGGTGAGCTTGCCGGTGCTGGCATCAAATAGACCGCAGAAACGTAGGTTCTGTTCTGAAAGTGCTCCCACCCCAATGGGAACGAATACATTTCCGTCCCACATTCGTATCTGTTGAGCTAACGGATTTAGCCACAATTGACCGATTGTGTTACCAACAAGAGGCGGTTGTACATCTTGGATATAAGCCGTCGCGTAATCCGCCAGCTTCGCTGCCGTGATCGTGTGGTCACCAATCAACGCCGTATCAAATGTGCCTGTCGTGATCTTCGCTGCATCCAGATCAGGAACATCAGCTGGCGCCAGCAAGGCACCAGAAACGGCGTGCCCGTACTTATTGACAGTGAGCTTGGTGTAAGTGCCCTCAGCCAACGTGCCTTGCACGCTGTGAGTCAGAGCGCCAAGTCCGTCTACTTTCAGCTCAGGACCAGGCACTGACACAGCGCCAGTGCTAGTGCTGGTCGCTAGGGGGATCTCTGCCGGTGTCAGTGAGGGCAGATCCGTCAATGCAATCGGCGCACTGCTAATCACACGCCCGTACTGGTCATAACGAACCAGCTCGTTCGCCAAGTTGGGTGTGACCTTCAGATCTAGCCCGATCTGCGTGCCGGTCATCACCAGACCGTCACCGGGCATCACAGCACCGATATTGGTTGCCGTCGCAGCCGGCAGGTCGCCGGACACAATCGGGCGCTCAGTGACGACACCACCAGAAACGGTGGGGCCAGCCAAGAACATCGCTGGGCCAGGTGTTGCCGCCAGCTTGTCGGCGGTGATGCCACCGTTCAGCTTGGCGTTAGTAATCGCACCATTAACCACCGCTGCGGTATCAACGGCGTTGTCCGCCAGCTGATTGGCGGTAACGGCGTTAAGGGCAATGTCGCCAACACCAATGCTGCTCGGCACGATGTGCGCCTTGCCACCAACGATCGCCGAACCCGACACCGCAGACGGTGCTACCTCACGGCTGGTGACGCTGCTCTCGTCAAGCTTCGCTCCATCAATGCTGGCAACGTTGTCAGTGGTGATTGTCGCTAGTGCGATCTCACCTGTTGGTCCGCCGGTTACGGCGCCTGCCGCAATCTCGGCAGCTGTCACCGTGTCCAGCTGCAGCTTGATACCACCGACAGAGCGGTCGATCAGCGCACTGCCCGAAATCACGCCAGTAGCGCTGGTGTTGACCTTGATCAACGGGATTGTCCCGTCGTCAATCAGACCAACACCGGCTTGCACCAGGCTCTTCGCTGTAATCTTTTTCGTCTCTGACGCGCTCAGATCCGCAATCGCCAGCGGGTCTGTTGCCTGCAGCGAGCCCGATGGCAGCTCAGGCAGTTTGCTTATCTCCCTGTCTGGCACAGCAAACTCCGCTCTATGTCAAGGCTAGAACCAGTTTAGTCGTCGAGTGCCAGCTCAATCCTGCTGGTGCCATCCTCCTGCAGCAGGAAGCTGGAGTCCTCTTGCATCAAGAAGCTCTGCGGGAATCCTGTACGCAGGCTGAACGGTCCAGTGGTCACAAACTGGATGCCGCTCTCGACAACTCCACCCGCAGGAACCGTGACGGTGCAGCTGATAGCGATGCAGTCTGCTTCGTACCAGACCGACCGAGAGGAGTCCCCGCCGTCATAGATCACAAAGCGTCCAACGAACGACGCACCTTGCCTAACCCGCGTGACGAGGTACGCCAAATAAGCCGGGAACTCAACGTTGCCTTCGGCACTCGGATCGCAAATCGCCGTCTGGTGCTCCCAGATGCACTGCAGTTGTCCTTGCCCGCTGATTAAGCCCGCTTCGTACTGATTGACGAACTCATCGCCCAGCGTCGTGGTTTGGATTTGCTCGCGCTGGCTTGTGAACTGGTAGTCGCGAATCTTGGCCAGACAACGGAACGCTGCGTTGCGGGTGTGAATCACAATCCGCTTGCTGCGCGACGGTGTAACCAGAGGCAACGCCCCGTCATACCCACCCGTGACGGCCGCCACAAACGTGGTGTAAAGACGGACCCCACCCAGCTGATCCACATGCACGAAGCCGCGCCAGTCCGGGTAGTTATGACCAGCCACTAGCTCCAGCGTGCTCCCATCGCCGGTCTTGATGTCCACCTGATCGCCGGTCACCAGCGGGGTGTAGTCCTGATCATCGAGACCAAAGCGTCGACGATCCACGTTCACATCAGACGGGTCCAGCATTGTTGTCGCTGCACCCGCTATCGCGTCACGCTTCAGCTCAATGCCGCCGGTGTCGCCGAAATAGATCGTCATAGCCCCATCCCCACTGGTGCGCCGTTGGCTTGGAAGGCAATCGTGGCTTGCATCACGTCGCCAATCGTCATCGCCGCGCCGAAGGATGTGATGTAGCACCCGAAGGTGATGCTGCGTTCACCGCTCTCGGGATCCTTCACCCCAAGCGCAAGCCGCACCTCACTCGATACCGACGTAACTGCGGTGCCGGTTGAACCCGCCACCTTGATGCAGTTCTGCAGGAGCTGCGTGATGTTGCTGGCAGGTCCGTCCGCGTAGTAAAGCAGCTCAGCGCTGCCGCTCAAATTGCGCAGATCAGGCAGCACAATCGCATCGGTGTCACCCAGCGACTGCGGTTGCAGCACCGCTTGATTGTGGGTCAGGCTCCAGCTGCGCACCTTCGCCACCTGCTGGTTGTCGATGTAGAGCACACCATCACGACCACTGAAGTGACTCATAGCTGTGCCTCCGTCAGGCGACCATTAACAGTGAAGGCAATCGACGCCGACATCACCTCGCCGACTGAGCAGGTGACGGCAGCCGATGTCACGATCGCCGAGAAGCTCAACCGTTTTGGTCCCCAGCGCAGCCTCATCGTGAACGCTCCAGCCGCTTCGCCGGTGTTCAGCAGCTTGCTCAACAAACTGCGTGGTGCGTCGTCGTAATACCAAATGCTGGCGGTGCCTTGAGATTCTCGCTTGCCTGGTTCGTATTTCGGGTCGCAGTCGCCCACCTTGCTGACATCGCGCAGTTCAAGCGATGAGCTGAACGACCACGCCTGCACCTTGGCGACAGTCACCCCATCAACCTCAATGGATCCGTGTTGGCCGGTGTAGAAGGGCATCTCAGACCACCGCCGTGAGTTTGACAGTGACATTCACGCGGTTACAGTCACCAGCGTTGGAACTGAACTGTGGTGCCTCGGCGTAACGCCACGCCCCACCACCCTTGATCTTGTTGCCGCTGTTCCAGCCAACCGTCAGCGGGGCACTCACTGAAAACGTGTTGTAGGTGCCGATCGTGCTGTTGTAGTGGTCAACAAACGCATCCGCCTCGGTCGCGCTGATGTTGTCGTAATACAGCTCCAACGTTGCGTCAGAGCGCAGGTCGCCATAACGCATCCGCGTCTCCGCGCCGCTCATCGCTCGCACAACCTTCACGGGCCAGTTGCCCAGGCTCACGTTGCGGCGGGTGGGCAGTGTTGACGGAAATGCCATCGTTACTCGCTCTCCACTTGGATGCCGCCGCCGCCGAACACTGCCTCACGGATCGTGGAGGGGAACTCGCTCGCCGTGATCTCAATCAGCCCTTCCTCGTCTAGCTGCACCTGCTCCACGATGTAGGGGTTCGAGGTCACCGTGTTGACCTTCAACGCGAATAGACCACCCCAATGGTAGGGCGCATGAACCTTGCTACCTTCCACCGTCAGCTTCACGTCAACGGGATGGTCGTCACCTGATTTGTAGAACACCGCGTCGTAGGTGCCGTCTTCCATCGGCACGGTGCTGACCAGCTCGCCATTAGCGCGAACAACCCCGACGGCATGTCGGTTGATTGCCACCTGCTCCACAGCCAGTGTGATCAGCTCGCCAGGTTGCACCGTGGCCTGATCGGGCGTGGTCTTGAAGCTGACGTTGCGGGTGACGTACCGGCGAACCGCCAACAGGTAGCGAGCCGCCAAGATCGCGTGGCTTTCCTGGGTGCAGAACGCAGACATGTCGTACTCCTCCATCGGCGAATCCTTGCGGTCACTCCAGTACGCCGTCACTGTGCGGGTGCGTGGGAACTCGTTAAGCGGGTTGGAGCGCCAGACCATCACCGCCCTGAACGGTCGCCGCTCACCTGTGTCGATCTTCTCCACATTCAACGTGCCATCCACGATGTTGCCGGCAGTGAACAGGGCAACGCTGCCAGTGGGTAGCGCCGACTTCAACGCCAGCTTGCCGTTAGCAATGACCAAGTTCAGCAGGAAGAACGGCGCTGTGTTGGTGATAAAAGTCCGCAGGTTGGTGCGATCTGCGAGTACCCCATCGAAGAACAGCTTGTTGGCTTGGCAGAACTTATTGGCAGTCTCGAACGAAGCACGGTCGATCATCTCCCCGTTCAACCCATGCCCTGCTTTCCATAGCATGTACATGATCAGATCGGGATAGCTGTTGCTTGCCGTCACCCCACTGCGAATAAACATGCGCAGCTGGTCAGCATTGTTAAAGCTTCGGTTGCTCTTCACTGATATGCCCACCATCGCCAGGTCCTTGTAAGTGGCTTGGGTGTCGCGAATCTCGTTCACATAAGTGATCGAGTGCTCGGGTCCGGTATCGCAGCTGTGGGTCACGCTGCTGCCGTAGTGCGACACTTCATGGACACCGGCGTAAAACTCAAACTTGCGCAAACCTGTCTGCAAGGGCTGCCGGCGCTTTGCTGACCAGACACGAAACGCAAGGCCCACCCTGTAGCCATCGTTGTCAGGTGTTGAGTCGTAAAACGGGTTATCAGAAGTAATCGACGCGAATACCTTCATCGGGTGTCCGTCTTGTGCCGGCCATGTTGCCGAAACATCTGACACCATCTTTGGCTGCGCCCCCCACGCCAGGTTCCAGCGCGGGTCAATTTCACTATCGTCGCCGTCAACCTTGAGTTCGCCCGTGTTGTCGTACTGATCCCAAACGCTCACCCCTTGCGGGTCACTCCATACCCACCTTCCAATTTCAGGTGCCCACACGACGGTGCAGTAGAAGAACAGTGCAGCCTGAAACGGCTTGCCATTGTTCTTGACACCCTCCACGGAAATAACACGCCCGCGCGTAATGCCAGGCTCCGGCAGTCCCATGATCTCCGTTAGGAAAGCAGTCTTCTTTCTTTTAATCTTCTTGCTGCCTAGCACCCGCACATAACGAGCGCTGTCTGGGATGTACCTCGGTTTTGCGCTGGCGTATGGGTCAGACCACGTCAGCCGCTCCACCGCTACATCACGGATGTACTCGCCGGTCCCATAGGCCTTCAGCGTGATGCCATGGGGCATCCCAAGCGTGATGCCGTAATCCTCAGGAGTTTTGTCCGCTGCCGCGTTCAGCACATACACCACCGCGTTGTAGTTGGCTTCCAGCGTCTTAAGCGCCACAGTGGCGGTCAGCGGCACCAGCCGATACTCATATTCACCACGCCCAGAGTGGATGAAGCGCAGAACGTTGTACTGCTCCTGTGGGCTGGCTCCACGCACTCCAAACAGATGACGCGATTGCGCCCACGACGTAGAGCCGGCGGGGCGGACCCAAACCGTGAACAGTGACGTGCGCTTGAAATAAGTGTTCATCGTGCCGGTCTGCAGCGACACGTTTTGCTCGTCTAACTTCTGCAGACGGCTGGGCGTTGGGATGGTGCTGTAATTCGCCACACCGTTGAAGCGGGCCCAAACAGTGCTGCGGATGCCAATCTCCGTCACATCACATGGACGGGTGTTCCTCAGTTCTGCTGAGGTAAACATGCAGAACGGATAGTGTCCGCCGCCAATGTTTTTCTGTGCCCCCTCATATTTCCGCCAAGGCTTGGCGTTGCGACTGAATGGGTATTTACTGTCGACCTGCTCCTTAGTCAGGACACCAACCCCTACGCCGTCCCAGGCCGTTTCAAACGGCGTCAGCGTGATGATTTGATCGGGGCTGGTGGCGTCTGACTTGGTGCCCCCATCGTCTAAATATGGCGGTCGCCAGATATCAATCCTGCGGTCCTGCACTTGATACACCGTGCCGCCAGAGATGAAGTACTCACCAATTTGAAGCAGGTCATCTGCAGCAGCACATTCGCTGTCCAGTTCGTTGTTGATGTCATCAACACCAACCTCTTCATCAAAGATATTGCGCTTTAACCAGCGCCCCGAAATCATAAATTTCGAGCTGCTGATCATCCCCAGTCGACGGGGGTAGCCAACGCCAATGCCGGGCATTCCCGCCCCAGTGAAGCCGCAGATCTTCTTGCGCTCTTCCATGCCGCGCTTCTTGCCGTCGTCGTCCAATCCAGCCGGAATGCTGACGGTGCGCCACTGCACTCGAAAGTGAGTGCCGTTAGCGATCGGATGCGACACCCCGAACACCGTGCTGTTGCTTGGGGTGTAGGACTGACTGAAGCGGGGGAACTTGTCGCCGTTCAGTCCAGGGCTGGGGTCACCCGATGTCCGCGACGCATTGGCGGTGCCATACAGAGGTGCCGCTCCTGGCTTGCCATCGGTCGAATACCAGAACGCGAAGTTCTGAGCCTTCACCACCTGGAGGCTGTTATTGCCCAGCCAGATGCCTGATCGCTCGGGCGCAGCAGGTTGACCGTTCAGCGATTCGCCTACGACATAGAGCAGCTTCAGCGACTGCTGCGTTCCCCATGAATGCGCCTTAGACCAAACCAGCTTGGGCTCGTACACCACGCCGCCGCTGCTGCCGGTGTACAAGGTCCAGATGACTGGCACGGCCTCGCCGAGATCAGCAAGGTCCGCAATGCTGTCAAAGCCATAACGCGGCGAGAAGCGATCACGCCCAACGCGGTTGCGACCACGCCGCTGCTTGATTTGCTCTGGTTCTTCTGGTGTTACTGGCTTTGGCGCAAGCAGCATCCCGACCGCTGTAAACGCAATGCCGACCGCCAGGCTGACCAAGATCGGGACCAAGGCTGGTCCCGCTTGTATGTCAGGGATTAAGTCGTACTCGGCGGGGCGGATGGCTGCACGCGCGGCGCACGCTTCCGTGAACGCGAAGTACTCCTCTTCCGTGAGCCCGAGGATTTCGCAGAGTTCTGCTTCATACGGTAAAAGCGTGCGCTTGATTTCACGCGATCCAAACCGCTCCAGCTCACCCTTTCGGTCTCCGGGCTGATGTGCAGGATCCCGTCGCGCCATACAACCCCGAAAGTCCAGTCTTCTTGCTTGAAGACAGCAACATCGCCAGTGTAGGTCGGACCTTTGACCACCTCACCCCAGCGGCGCAGGTCGCGCATCACCTCAAATCGCCCCGCTTCATACCACCGCTCCTTAAACGGTGGCGTCTCGATCTCCAGCGTGGACAGCACCCGATACACCAGATGGATGCAGTCAATGCCTTGGCTGCTTCCGTCGTCGCCCAACTTGTACGGCAGTCCAAGCAGACCGTCTATGACACACGCACGCTGGCGCTCATAGGGATCGGTCCGACAAGCTCCTCCGTCAGATACCGCCAAGGCACATCATTTGCGACTGCATCCAACACGCTACTCAGTTGCAAACTCACGGCTGTGTCATCAAACCCGCCGCTGGTCACCTGGCCCGTGTAGCTATACACCACAGACCCATTGGCGAGTTCTTCCACCGTCACCACTGCATTGCCATCAACCAAGCTGTCCATCCACCCGCGTGACAGGGCGTTGTTTGGCAGCGTGATGGTGGCGCTGGTGTTATCCCCGGAGCGGTTGGCTGTGATGCCACTAAAGCCAAAAGGCAGGAAGTCGCCGCTGCCAATGCTGTAGTTCTGATAACTCCCGCCTGAAAAGCTCAGGCGGTGGCCGACGGTGAGTGTTGCCATTAGATGCCGATCCTCTTGCGTGCGCTTGGCGCGTTCGCCAAACGCTTCAAGGTCATGTTGTAGCCATTCTTGGCGCCTTGGTTGGCGGCTTGACTCATGCCAGCTTCAAACTGGTCACGGGTCACGAACTCCATGTTGTTGATCCGCGTGATGTCGTAACTCACTTCGATCGGTCCAGGACCGTTCTCTGCCTGCCGCTGGTTGTTGGCGGTGTATTGCTGCATCACGGCACTGGAGCGGGAGCTGGTGTGATCCACCACCGTCTCCTGCGGGTGAAGCATCGCCATGAAGCCACCCTGCCCGTCAAGACCACCTGTGCGTGGGGCATTGCCGGTGAAACCACCACCGGCGAAGCTGAAACCCCCAGAAGGGATAAAAGCAGCGCCAGGCATCTGGAAGCTGCCTGCAAACGCTGAACCACCACCAGCGCCGCCAGTCAGGATGCCAAGCGCCTTCATGATCAGCGCCTTGGCGATCATTTGCGTTGCCATGTCGATGAACGCCTTGCCGATGTTCTTGAACATCTGGCTGAACGCTTCCTCAGCCGTCTGCGTGCCATCAATCAAGCCAGTGATGGCGTTGCTCATCGCAGAGCCCAGCTCAGATTCGACCGTGCCAGCAAGACTGACGATCT